GCCAGCAATCATCTGTGCTGCTGTTAATACCGCAGTACCTACATCAAGATCATCACCTGTTGCTGTTATTGTCGGGCCAGCTTTGCCGATTTGAAACGAGGATACGCTGGTGCCCTTGGCGTTGATTACTACAGCCACTTTTATTCTTCTCCTGTCATTAATATGTCTGCAACAATGAGGTTACAGTCAGGGATTTTATAACAGTATTTATCCAAAAGATGGAAAGAATGAATTTAGCGCACATAAAAAAACAGACAACTGAGGCCTCAGTTGTCTGTTGTCGTACTCTCTATTATATAACTCTATTAGTATATATAAACACTCAACTCAGAAGGAGTCTTAGCATGAGCGTTTTGACATAAGTTGCATACCTGCAATCTGCTAAGAAAACTACGTTAGCTGGTAGTGGCCCCTAATTATTACATTAGTATCAAGGTATAGGGATACTCTTGTGTACTATCTATTTATTAGTATACGCTCTCAAGCGGCGATTGTCAAGCAAAATGTGATAAATACAACATAACAAGAGGAACTAAGATGCCAAAAATTTCACTCTGGAAACCGACGCAGGGTAATAAAAATTTCACTCTGGAAACCGACGCAGGGTAATGATTACAACTACGTTGACAGAATAGCTCGCGAGTACGTCGAACTTGGCGGAACTGGCGTGTTTGTTCACAAGTACCTCGGGCCAAAAGAGCAGTCAGGAGATGACAATAAGAGTGATGCCGAAGACGGTGTTGAGACTACCCCGCTGAATATCGGTGACATTTTGTTCTTAGAGAATCGTGATCGCAAGTATGCTCCTGACATCATTGAGATGCGTGGCGCATATACAATCAGCGACACAGACTTTGACTTGACTCAGTTCGGTATCTTCCTCACAGACGATACAATTTTTATGACGTTTCATCTTAATGAGAGTGTCGAGCGACTAGGGCGCAAGCTTATGCCTGGGGATGTATTAGAACTGCCTCACCTGAGAGAGTTTCATTTGCTAGACGAAGACAAGGCAGCAGTCAATAGATTTTATGTGATAGAAGATGCTTCACATAGCGCAGAAGGATATGGCCCTCGATGGTGGTCGCATATGTGGAGAGTACGTGCGAAGCAGATGCCAGCAAGTACAGAGTATCAAGATATATTGGATCGTCTAGCTGGCGACGGGCAACAGTTAGAGTCACAACCTCCAGGAGATGGCGACTGTTGCGAGGAAACAATTGAAGATAGCTTGAGTGACAAAGACAAGCTTGATGATATTACTGACGGAATCATTGCAGAAGCAGAAACACATGTTACGTATGATCCGCTGTGGTATGATGCAGCACATCTATACATATGTATTGATGCTGATACACTACAGCATCAGCTTATCTGGTTCAAGACAGGTGACGGCATCCCTCCTAATGGTTTGCCTCTAGCAGGAAGCGGCGACACGTTCCCTTCTACACTAGTAAACGAAGATTACTACTTGCGTACAGATTTTAGCAGCCCTGTATTGTATCAAAAGCAAGGCAGCACATTTAAGAAGATAGAAGTCGATCAACAGAAGCTACCGTGGACAGGAGCGAATCAGCTACTTGATTCATTCATCGACAATGACAACATTACAACTAATGACGACGGTACAACTGAGCCACAACGACAGGCACTTAGTAAGACAGTACTTGCAAGGCCTAAAACAGAAGACGATAGTCCTCCACTGAGAACGCCAGAGCCACCTGCTCCGAGTGATCCAGATACAATCGTGTTCGGCGAAGAATTTGATGACGAATTTGAATAATAGGAAAATATAATGACAACCCATGATACAGGAACTCCAAGAACCGAAGCAGACTTATTAGAGAACTTCTTCCAAGATGGACAAGGCAACAACTCAATTACTGCACAAGATATGCGCGACTTTGTAGCTAGTACGAGATACTTTCAACCACTAGGTTGGGAGTTTAGATTTGATAGTGAATATGGTGATGGAGTAGGAATGAACAATCCTCCTAATACGCTCTTGGCACCCACCTGGGAAAAAGTTACATTCACAGCTAACACAGGCGAGGATTTACGTTACCCATTAACATTCCCAGAAATTTGGGACAACACAAACCAAAAGCTTATTCTGAAGGATGAAACGCCGGGGAGTGAGTTTAGCTTTGCAAATGGCTTTGGGATTGTTCGTTTATCATGTCTTGGTTCTTACACAGGAGGTACTATCCCACATATAGATTTAGAAGTAGATGTTGGTACAGATCCTGTTGCAATTGGTGGTGGCACAGATAGTAATGTAATTTATCAAGATTCATCATCCTTCGCAAAAGGCACGGGACTTACACAGGCATTTAATTGGATTATACCGCTATTCGCTGGCACAGACTTTGTAAACAATGGTGCGCAATTTTTTATTAGATCGCATACGGCCGATTGCACCGTTTGGCAATTTACATTGACTGCTGGCGCTATTATGGTGCCCGGCCCAGCAGGAATATAAGGATAATAAATGAGTACGTTCTTCTACGACGAACAAATCAGACGATACATACTACAGTTTCTACGTATCTTCTCAGATTTCTATCAGACGATACATACTACAGTTTCTACGTATCTTCTCAGATTTCTCAATTGAAATCCCGCCAGATGAAAATGGTCTGCGCGTGCAGAAGCGCGTGCCTATTCGTTATGGAGACATGAGCAGAATGGTAGCACAGATTCTAAAAGAGAACTCTGAAAACGTTACACTGTCTGCTCCTGCTATGAGTGGCTATATCACTAGCATGGATCTTGCTAATGATCGTCGCCAAGACCCAATGAACGTCACTCCTGTTAGAGCAATTGAGCGAACATATAATAAAGAGACAGGTCTGTATGAATCTACGCAAGGCAATCGCTATACAGTAGAACGCTACATGCCTGTTCCATATAACATGACGATGAATCTAGACGTATGGACAACTAACACAACTGACAAGATGCAGTTGTGGGAACAGATCATGGTTGTCTTTCCTCCGTCAGTTCAAATACAGATAAGTGATAATCCGCTAGACTGGAGTGCTATCACTGAGATAGAACTCACTGATATGAACTGGTCGAGCAGAGGTGTTCCTCAGGGTTCAGTCACTACAAATGATTGAGCAAATCGTAACGTCGATCTATGAAACAGACGTTAGCAACATAGACATAGATCGTATCTTCGATCCTATCGGCAGCGTGTTCAATGACATATCACAAGTTATCATCTCACCTGGAAATTATCGTATTGATGTTAGTATGATAGATGCTACAACAAGCCGTGTTGAGCTATTAGATGAGTATGGTAAGAGCGATACTACATTAGCATGGGAGTCATTGTTTGCTGCATATGGCACGATAGACCCTGTGCGAACAACTCTAACTCTCAAGACAGACGATGACATTGAAGACACTCTAGGTGACATACTAGGTACGCTTGAAGTCAGTGACACTGAGCAGAATATCGCTACATTCGTAGTAGATGCTGACACGTTGCCTACTACGATTGGCAGCGGTCCCGTGACTGATCTTATCAATCCGTCTGTTAGCTTTCCAGGCGGCACATTGCCAGCAGCCGCAGCAGGACAGAGATACTTGCTACTCACTAACGAACAAGACAGTGGCGGTGAATCACTGATAGCACAAGACGCAGAAGGCAACAATCCTTGGGGTAGTATTACTGCATTTGAGAATGACATCATTGAGTACAACGGTTCAGATTGGTTTGTTAGCTTTAGCGCAACAGCAGTCACAGCACCGCAGTACGTAATGAATGCAAGTGATAGTCAACACTACAAGTTCGACGGTGAGCAATGGGTGTTCACATATCTTGCTACATTCAATCCAGGTTACTGGCGCGTTTCTCTGAACTAAGCCTGCACATAACAGATAAATACTGTTATAATGCAATCTAATCAAAAAACAGCAGCAGGCGCACTATTCGTATCGTCTAAGACTAAGCGAGTATTGCTTAATCTCCGCGCACCTTACAAGACACATAAGCACGAATGGTCGCTGTTCGGCGGCATGATTGACGGCGAGGAAACTCCTAAGGAAGCATTAGATAGAGAGTGTATGGAAGAGATGGGTTTCATCCCTGACGTTACAAAGACATATCCGATAGATATTTACGAGTCACGCGACAAGAACTTTCGTTACTACACGTTTGTATGTATCGTTGAAGATGAATTCATCCCTGTGCTGAATGAAGAATCAATTGGCTATATCTGGATCAACATGGGTACATGGCCTAAGCCTATGCACAGCGGAGCACGCAATACGTTTTGTTCTTTGAAAGGACAGGCGTTGTTAGAGATTATACTTAGTCAGCATTAAGGAAACACTGGTGATACAATTGGTGTTTCCTTATGCTTCTGGTATAGTTAGATATGCAGCATACATTATTTGCATAGTTACTGTAGATGGTGATTCTGGAACTTCGCCGCGCATCTGTTGTAATGCTGCATTTGCGTTTGCTTGGATTGGTAAATGTACATTTACGGCTGCTTCTAGACCAGCCATGTCAACTGTATTTTCCCAATCAGTATATGATAATTTAGCCATTATAGGTCATCTACTGTTGCTATCATTAAGATGCTTACGCTATCAAGAAGATTTCCGCCACTTGCAGCATCATAAAAATTATATGTAAGGTCTACAGTAGAGGTCCCAGTAGTCGATCTTGTTACACCAAATTGTCTACTGCTGCTAAGTTGTAATCTTCCAGAGCCTGGATCAGCGTGATTTAACGTACCACTAGTAATTACTCGTTGTACCCATACTTCCGAAGATGAGCCTCCATCAAGCCATGTGCCGCGCGCGCCTGAATTGGGTATTGTGATTATTAGCATCCTCGAGTCCGTTTGTATCAAATTCAATGATTGAATATACATTGCCAGCAGAGAATCGTGATTTTGAATGATTAGATGTGTTGGCTGATACAGCAAGCCCAGGTGGCGCTTGCGCTGCCACTGTTCCAAAAGAAAATGTACCGGTCGTTGCACTCATATTATGATATTCCGCTGCCCCACATGTTCCAAGTACTTGACCCTACGTACCAAATAGAGACAACAGACCCTGGGCCGATAGTTCTGTCAGTACTCGCACCACCTGTCTTGGTAGCTCCATCAAGCCAATATAATGTTTGTGTATTAGTAGTAGCATCAACAGTAATATTACCACCAGTACCACTAGTTACATCATTCATAATTGTAACCATGCCACCAGTGGGCATTGTACTGCTCAATGTGTATGTACGAGCAGTACCAGTTGTTTTTCGTAGTAGCTTACCAACATCATCTCGATCAAGTGTGAGTGCAGCATTACCGCCCATATCATATAAAATATTATAGCCAACATCAATATGAATCCCATCATTAGTACGAACTGATGCATGGTTTGTATCACCAGTAACACCATCACTATCTTTCACTCGGAAAGCATCCGTGCCATCGTAATAGAATGTGTGACCACCATTCGCAAAGAATCGCGCCATGTTAGTTGTACCTTCGCGAATCCAAAGATCCGCTGTGGCTGCTGCTAAGTCAATGAATAAGTCAGTACCATTCGAATAAATATCACCGTCTTGACCGGCACCAAAGAATATATGATCGCTGTCTGCCATATCAATATCAAACGTATTTGATTGCAAGTCAGCACCAAGCTGTGGACTTAGATCAAGTACTATGTCAGTGCCGCCGTTCGTACCCTGCGTACCAGTTGTGCCTTGTGTACCTGTCGTGCCTTGTGTACCCGTTGTACCCTGTGTGCCTGCGCCAGTAGTACCCTGCGTACCAGTCGTGCCCTGTGTGCCTGCGCCAGTTGTACCCTGTGTACCCGTTGTTCCATCTGTGCCTTGTGTACCCGTTGCTCCCTGTGTGCCAACAGCGCCTTGTGTGCCCGTTGTGCCTTGCGCGCCAGTCGTGCCCTGAGTACCTGCACCTGTTGTTCCTTGTGCACCAGTTGTTCCGTCTGTGCCCTGCGTACCCGTTGTTCCTTGTGTGCCTGCGCCAGTTGTTCCTTGTGCACCAGTTGTGCCTTGTGCGCCAGCAGCCGATACATCTACGCTAACACCGTTTAATCGGCAAAGGAGGGCGCCAGCGGCTGTAACCCAAAGGTCGCCGTCTACTGGTGCCGATGGTGCTGCAACAGCCTCTGTAATGTTTAATCCTGCAAGAGATGTTGTAGACGCAGGCGTTACGATAGGCTGCGTAAAGCCAATTGATGCTGCATCTGTTTCGATAGCATTTGTTCTTGCGTCAAATCTTATTCCCATTTCTTACTCCGTGTTTAGTAGCTCTACGCTTACTTTCCAATCAATATTATGTGATGCTTCACCAGTTACATCAACTGTTAAGTTGCCTGTGGCTACACCTACAGTAACTACCCAGCCACTTGCGCCTGCATCGTCTGTTCTATCAACAATATTGCTGCCCACTAGTGCTGCTGTGCCTGATGGGTTGCGAACAGCACCGAAGATGCTTTCAAACACTGTATCTTGTGTGCTATCATGCGTGCCGACAATGTTTATTCTAAAGCCAGCCGCTGTG